CGGGATTCCAGTCACTGCCCCCGGCAGGCGCGGAGCGCCCACCGTTTTACAGGCTGGATAGTGCTTAGGTGCACACATCTATTTGTTTGGCCTGGATACGCAAGCGTACCAGGATCCAACTTTGGGTGTTCCAGACTTCGGCTTGACTAGCCGAGAGCCCGTCTCCGCTTAGGCATACGCCGTGCGGAGAAGCTCGTTCCAACGCTACTGAATGGCTTAGACTCTCGAACCAGTAGAGTCCTAAGTCTTGCCCACAGGTTGATAAGACCTGTTGTAGGAGGTTTTACATCCTTATCTCTAAGGGTGAATTCCACCTTAGCCGGAAGGGATGAGATCCCTTCATCAGCTAGCATGACCTGATTCCAAACTGATTCTAGCCCAGACCACTCAGGGAGGATCCCTGGATCCAGTACCCGTAAGACGTCATCGATTTTCTCGTGTCTCCGTCTCAGACCTAATTGGTACGGATAAGTAACCCACTCACTAAAGAATAAATTGAACTGAGACTCCCCAGTCTCAAATCCAAAGAACTCCTTAGTTCCACTGCTGAAGAACGGTTTCACCTCGGTCTTTGTAGACCCTTGAGGCTTCGCCGCTCTTGAGCCGGCACGGTCAGCGCACTTCCCCCCATCTTCAGAAACCTTCTTAGTGAAAGTTGCATCCGATAGACGGAACGTGGTAACATCGTGCAGCAGGGTACTCACTCGGCGATTAGCTCTGAGGAGATACGACAGTATGTCCTTCCAGAAGATCCCGGCTGTGAGCCAGGCCCTTCTTTCGTCCACAACTGCCTCAGTTCCGCCCGGTGCCACGGAGGTCAGCCATGCCTCAATAGGCATTGGCCAGACTCCGCCCGGACGGCAGAGATAGGCGAGCATCTTAGAGAGACGATTTCCGACACCCAACGCGACAGGGAGCCGCGCCAGATTCCGAAACCGGAAGCCCATGGAAATTGCTACGGAAGAAAATCGGATCACTCCGAATTTCATATTCTTTGCGACCAGTTCCCCTAGGGAGCCCAAGTTGCATCTTGCAACAAGGAACTCGGCCAGAGAAATTGGTGAGCAATCCCGCCCACGTATCCATGTTCGTTTTGCGAACTCGATGGATGATTGGCTAGAGACCAAACTTTTGGCTAGTCCGATCTCCACACCTAGAGCATCCATGATACGTAGGTACTCCATAGCTACCGCGCGATCAGCTATGACCACATCGTCCCCCAGCACTGCATACAGCAGGAACCATCCAGGCGCCCTGGGGTACGCCTTCGAAGCCGCCAGTTGTACAATCGCATGATGTACCAACGCGAGCAGGGCCCACGAAGATAATGCACCCATAGGCTGACCAACAGAGTAATAAACAACATTGTAACCGAGATTCCAAGATTTCGCAATCTTGGGAAGACGGTAAGGTTGTCCAACTAAGAGGTAAGCCCATAGGTCAGCAAGGTCTTCACCCAACAGCGGTTTTAGGAGCTCGACCTGAATCCGGATGGGTATCCGGTCAGTCGCCGCCGATAAATCGTACGAAGCGACCCAGTATCCCTTGCCTTTGAAACCGGCAATCAGTGACTCGACGGGGCGAGTTTGATTGAAGGTCCCATCGGTGGGTATCTGGCGCAGACGCGCGAAAATCCATTGATGCAGGGGGGCCATCAATGTTTGGGTGATTAGATTCACCATGGCAACTATTCTAATCTTCCCCGGCTCCCTTAGGAAAGCTAGAGCCCCAAACGCAAGAGGTTTCCCCCAGAAGTGGTCAAGGTACCAGCGCCGGTATAGATACACCGGATCGCCAGCCCAAGGTAGCAACGGATGAAGGCCACACTCTGTGGTGACCATCCCGGACTGCCATGTTACCACTCTAGCCAGGGGAGACCCCTTTACGCACCACCCTGAGCGAAGGTCAGCTCTCATCTCCTCGAATGCCGTATCCCATTTACGGAATACGACACTGTCAAAGACCTTGAGTACCTTCTGGAATGCCCAGGTGAGCTCAATACCATCCACGAGATTCAGCCATTTAGTTATGGCTGACGACATCTCTGGATGCGACCCTATAAGGGCCACATCCCACAGAATCCCCATTACTGAGGTAAAACCCCCCGAGTTCGGGGAGCACTTCTGCATGAATGGGATGAGCCTGGGGTCCAGCTCCCGGTCAGGTCGCAACTTCCATGACTCACCGCTTATCGAGCGGATTTTGTCGTAGAAAGTCGGGACCCACTTCACCCAATCCACCATAAACCCATCGATATCCTTTCCAGGTTCCATGATCGTTTTCAGTTTCAGCGCCCCCTTGAACTCTACCACCCGGTAGAGCCCAAAGAGGGTTAGCCAAAATCTGATCACTCCCACGTCCCCCAGGAGGATACGAACGCGGTGTTGTGGATTGATGATCCGTGGGATCCCCGTACGAGTCCTAGAGATAGCTGCACCAAGGGCCCAAGTGCTCGGAGTTACCATCCCACCTGCGGCTTGCTGTAAGCAAACACTGCAGGCTTTCAGGTAGATTGCCAAGCCTCTAGGACCCATTCTCTTGTACAAATGACGGACATTCTGGGTATAACCCCAGGCCACTTTCACGTTGGAACTTGTTAATTGCCCAAAGACCAGCGGTACGACCCGAAGGATCATAGCCGCTAGTTTTAATTCTGATTTTACACAGAATGACCAAGTTAGATTGTGCGGCACTAGCACTTTATATAAGTGTTTTGTGTTACGCATAACAATTTGAATTTTGTTAAAAGTCCGAGGACTAACTTCTAACCCTTCGGTTTCCGGGACCCACCAGGGCAGGTCCGGCCGCAGGTCGCTTTAGCAAGCTCGTGGTGTTAGTAACCACTTAGGGTTGATTGGGGCAATATCAAGCTCCAAGAAGACCCCCTCCGAAGAGGGTTTCCCAGGTAACACCATACGACCGCAGAGGCTGTTTCAATTGTTATCAGCGTACAGTTCGACGGGCGCCACCGGTTCCGATTGTCATTCTGTCATGAACCTGTTTCTATTGTTATCAGGGATGACTAGGTTAATCCGATCGGGGTTCCACTAGTATTACTACTAGAAACTCCAAGGTTGACTCTTTTACTCCCCAATGACCCCAACACAGATGAGGATCCGATATCGGAGGTTCGTCTTTCGACTGGCGCGCTGAGATGGTCTCATTACCTGGCTCCAGGCTTTCCCTGGTAGCGAACTGGTTAACCAGCTCGTGCGACCCCCTTGCACAGCGAACTGCACAAGGCCTTAAGGTCATCACCAAGTGTACTCCGGGTTCACCCCGGAAGCGCATTGCCATGTAGGGCTGGTATCACTACCAGGACACCTTTCCACTAGGCCCTCAAGACCGGGCAGATCAAGAGGTAAACATTTTACTGAAGGTCGCCCTGCAGTCTCCCCAAGTTACCTAGGTGGCTCCGACAGCTCATCTATGCTGCCGTAGGTAGGACGTACCGCTACATGTCCCAAAACAAGAATCGCTCGGATTTAGAACTCCGATCGCCAAGCAACTAGCTTGGTACACAATAAGTGCTTAGGTTCATGTCACACGCTAAAACCATTTAAGGTTTACAGCGCAGGGTGTTGTTGTCCAACGCTCTCGCGCTAGTCCGCTTCTCAGCGG